CTACTCTTCATTTTTCAGACTTTTATTGTATTTCCCCAGGTCCTTAACTACTACGCTACGGGATACACTTAAAGCTTGAGCTATTTCAATAATGGCAACCTTTGAAGTTAATCCTTGAGCCTTTTTAATTTCAAAAAACAGGCCTATTCTTTTGATACGCTTTTTTACAAAGTTCTTGTCTCTATTCATTTAGATATCGTAAAATTTGACGCTCTGAAATATGCAGATAGTAATCTGATAAATCATTAATAAGGACCCGGAGCGGAGCTTCATTGTTTTGGACGTACCAATTTATAAAAAGCTTTTTTTCCTCTTCCGGATCTTTGCCAAATTTACTAAAGAATTCTTTACGCGTATTTTCTATTACATTCAGTATAATAATATTTACACTTTTCATACTGCAGCCGGCATCAGTTTTTCAACGTGGGCGTTTAGCTCTTCCTTAAATCGCTTTTGAATAACTTCGCCTTTTGTTTCTTCTTCTAGTATTTCAGTCCATTTATAAAAAGTTTTATCAAACTCCGTGCTATAAGACTTAGGGGTGCTCAAATGATTTAAAAGAATAGTAGAGGCTTCTATGTCTGAGAGCACAATTAATAAGTCGTACGGGATATTGAAATTAAAGTCACCAGTTAGAAAATATGTGATATCGCTCAATTTATGAAGGTATGCGCAAGCTTCGTAGAATTGATTGAGGTAATGTGGTTTGTTCTCTTTTAAGTCTGGAAGGCTTTGAAATACGCTATCATACATATTATCAATTACCTGTTTTGGCTCATCCGTGTTATATATTTTAGATGAAAATGTGTCAAAGGTTTTTTCTAAGAATTCAAGCATAGATACATCAATAAAAGTTTCTTTTTCAAACAGAATCAACGCACCGTATATAAGATCGATAGCCAGTCCTTCTGGAACATTCAACTTAACTAATTGCTGCTTTTTAGGTTTGGAAGAATATTTTTCATAGGCTTTAAGCATATAATCTGTTTCCTCTTGAAGTTTTAAAAGCGTCTCCATTTCTTTGTGAATAATGTGGCTTACGGTTGCATTCTCGAATTTAAAAATCGTTTTCATAGTTATAAGTGTAAAGTGATACTTAATATTATTGAGACAAACGTAAAGCAATACTTTATAAATAACAAATATTTTGTAAAGTTTTAATTAATTAATATACATTTGCGCTAAACAATAAGAAACGATGCAGATATTAAGAATTAAAGAATTATTAAACGAGCAATCTATAAACGCCCGTGATCTAGCAAAAGCTTTAGAGGTTAGTCCAGTCTCAATTTATAATATTGTAAATGGTGAATCTTTCCCCCGCCCAAATTTGCTACAACAAATCGCTGAGGTATTAGATGTTGATATTCGTCAGCTATTCCATTCTACAAAGCCGGTAGGGGGTGCTGAGGGAGTTCTAAACGGGTTCGTAGAGTTTCAGGGCAAAGTGTACCGGATTAATTCCTTAAAGGATCTGGAGGAACTCAATAAGCTTGTTAACCAATAATTGAGATAGTATGTCAGATATTTGGAATGATCTAAGTAAAAAAGTAATGGATAGGGGTGCTTTAAAGCAGTTTTTAAGCATTCCTATTGAAGATAAATACTGTGGTGAGTTGTATTATAATGAAAAAGGAGAGGGGTTCTATGATACTTTTTATACCGAAAATCCAGAGCCGGAGAAGTTTGAGTCAGACGGACAGATCTACTACATAAATCAAAAAGGTGAAAGATTTGACGTAGTCAAAAAGGAAAAATATATTTTAAAGAATCAGACTAGACTAGCCGAAACAACAGCGGACTTCCACAAACTATATAAAAACCATTTTAAAGATAGCAAACTCAATAATACTCAAAAAGAAAATGAGCATTACCGGAAAGAGGTGCTAACTCCTAGAATTGAAGCACTTCTTAAGCTACACAAAAAATCAGCAGGAAAGGCAAATATTGACGCAAAGGTGACTTTTATAGCAAATGAATATCTAAAATTCATAAGGCGAAATGCATCATACGTTGAAAATCCTCATAAGGATGTTTTTTTAGATGATAAGGCCTACTGGATTTTCAAAGAACTACACGAAATTCATAAGGATAAAAAGAGCAAACTCGCAAATTACAGTAGGATTTATTGGATCATGAAAGAGGATAAGCCAAATCAGATATTATGTTCAAACACGAGGTTTGTTGAGCTGGTCAATACAGAGCTTTATAATATTTCTATTGATAGAATAGATTCTAGACATAGCGGTAGTGGTAATAAAATCCAAAGCCTATACGAGCGTATTAAAAATGAAATAGTCTAAAAACACATTTCAACACGTTTTCAGCACATTTCAGCACGATAACGTTTCTAAATTATATTCTTGACACCCTCAAATTTGCGCTATAGAAATTAAACATCTAAGCGCAATGTCAGGAACAGTAAATCTTCTCACAACTGATCAGTTACTCGAGGTTTTAAATCATCGGGATGAAAAACTGATTGATCACATTAAGCAGGCATTATCTATTCCTAATGAACCGGAAGAGCTTCTTACTCGGGATGAGGCTTGTAAATTTTTAAAAATAAACTCTTCAACCCTTTGGACTTGGACTAATAAAGGAATAGTCACAGCCTATGGTATTTCTAATCGCAGGTATTATAAACGAAGTGAACTTCTTCAAACATTAATCAAACTTAACAAGTAGGTCATGAGCAATATTAAAGCACATGGCGACACATCTATTTGCGCTACTCATTTTAAAGATAGCGAATTGTCAATATTCAAAGATTTTGGAATTGTTGACAGCACTAAGCGTTTCGCAAGTAGGAGTCAGATGAGTGAATTATATCAAGTACCTAGAAAGACTTTAGCGGATAACATTAGAAATCTTAAACAAGACGGGCTAATCAACCCGGCGAAATCTCGCCATATTGCTAAAGATGGTAAAGTGAGGGTTCAGGAATTGTTCACTCTTAATGAAGTTGTTGCAATAGGTTTTAGACTTAGAAGTGATGTAGCTATAAAACTTCAGTCTTACGCAATACAGTTACTCTCAGAAAAAATCACAAGAATACAGAGCGCAAAGGAAATTATTGAGCTTGAGCTAAGTCACTACTCAAGCAAATCAGACATCAAAGATCTTTATAGGTAAATAGTATGGCGATAGGATGGATAAAGATGCACAGGAAGCTTTTAGAGTGGGAATGGTATAATGATGTGCCAGTTAGATTAACATTTATGCACCTGCTTCTAACTGCAAACTGGGAATACACAGAGTATAAGAAGTACCCAATTCAAAGAGGTCAATGCATTACAGGAACCTCAGAAACTCCTAAAAAAATAGGCATTTCTAAGCAACAATTCAGAACAGCTATAAGCAAACTCAAATCAACAGGCGAAATAACAACCTACTCAACAAACAAATTTACGGTGGTAACCCTTGTAAAATATGACGATTACCAACCGAACGAAGAAGAATCAACAACCAAACCAACACGCAACCCAACACGTGAACAACATCAAAATAACACGCAACCCAACAACACTATAAGAAGTAAAGAAGATAAAGAAATTAAGAATATAAGAAATAATCTTCTATCTGAAATTAACATTTCAGACGTCGAGGATTCAGAAAAAAAATATTTTCAGATAGCTAAATCTTTTCAGCAATTATTCATTAAAAATTTAGAAGAAAAAAATTCCACAACAAAGGATCAGCGAAAAGCTACATATAAAAATTATGTAGATCCGATTAGGTTGATGTTTCAGAGAGATGAGGTAAATAAAGACCAAGTTACCATGGCGTATAAATTTCTCAACTCACCAGCCGGGGAATTTTGGAAAACTAATATTCTTTCAACAAAAACACTTAGAAAAAAAATATCAACACTAGTAGCGCAAGCTAATCAGCCCTTAAATAATAAACGACATGGAAGCGCAGAGCCAACAATTAACCGTCAGTCAGCACAAACTATCAGACAGAATAGCGAAGGCTGGTAATTTAACAGAGATTGCTTTTGCTCGGAATGTGGTTGAATTTGATAAAATCAAAAATATACCACCGGATCAGATAGGACCCAATTTAGCAATGGTGTTTGTAAAAGCAGCAAATCTCATAGGACTCAAAGATCCTATAAGCAATATCAATAAGCAGGATATAAAAGAAATGATATTAGCACGTTTTAAAAGCTTGTCTATTGAGGAAATCGACTACGCATTTAAGCTAGAGCGATATGGAGTTTATGGAGAGCGCGTGAAACATTTCCAACTCTTTAATGCGGAATATGTATCGAAGGTTTTAGATCAGTACAAGAAATGGCTCTTGAAGATTCGTCACGATAACAATATCCCACTTTTTAAAGACAACTCTTGCAAAACGGACGAACTCACCGAAGACCAAAAAATGGATTTAATACTTAATGGTCTTAGAGAAGCACATGCTCAATTTATTGAAACTAATTCCATTGAGCCTGGTCGCTTATATCTCTATGATTTTCTTGATGAATACGGGATAATGCCAAAGGATATTAATATCAAAAATAAGGTCAAAGAAATGGCTGAACGACGATTAGTAAAACGCCAAAAAGCAGCCTTAAATAAAATTGAGAAGGCCTTGTATGAATTAAAGAAAGACGGCAAGCCATCTAATAAAGTAGTGGTTGCCTGTAAAGAAATAAGCCTTGAGCGCTTATTTACAGAATACAAAAACGTTGAGCAGATTATCAGCAAAATTAAAATCAATAATTAAACAAAGGGGTTTAGATATCCCTGTTAAAAACAGAAGTATGAAGGCAAAAAAATTAATTCATCAGGATAACAAGGGTGTTGAAAACATTCGTAAAGACCTGAAAAGAATAAAACCTCTGTTAGTAAATATGCTAACGGGATATGAGGCTCTTGAGATGGGATCTTTCTCAGGTAAGGTTTTTCAAGAGATTAAAAAAGGGGGCTTGAGAAATATGGAGCAAAAGTATTTGAGAAATATGGAATCTCAAATCAAAAAGGCTGGTATAACCTCAAGCCTTATTAAAGCAAACCTAATAAAAGGTAGCAATGAAATATTTCAAAAATTTAAGGACGATGTTCAAAATGTAATTTCTTTCCGGAATTATTACAGAGGTTTTAATGACAACACGCCATTTCTTAAACTGGAAATGATTGACTATGTCGGCGGGAGTTTTATGATAACTGAAGAAACGGAGGCGAAATTTATTGAGCAGCATTGCAAGGTTTATCTGGCGACAGATCAAGAAAACAAAATTTACGATGCAGCCAATAAATTTATGGACGGTTTCAAAGAATTACAAGCCGAACTGGAAGCAGTTGGATACAGAGGTACTATGAATGTGAATTCTATAGCAGAGTATTTCTTTCACGCTAACGACGGACAATACAATTTAAAACCGCACTCAATCAAATCTGCAATTGAGCAAGATATAATCTATAAACAAAGGCTTAAAGAATTTGGATCTAGAGAACAGAAAAGGGCTCAAGCCGCAAAGGACCGTCAAGAACGTTTAAAGTAAAAAACTATGGAGACAAATCAAATAGATCACACCAGTAAAGAACAAGTTATTAAATTCCTAGAAGCTAACTCTAGAGATGTGATGCCTTATGTCAAAGAATACCGGGGAGACCGTAAAGTTAGGAAACTGCAGGTAGGTTACCGCGAGAACTACCAGAACAATCTAAAGACTATCGAAGCTGAGCGACTTGTTATCAACCTACAAAAAAAGATTGTAGAAACAGCCGCAAGTTTTTTATTAGCTGAGCCGGTAAGTATAACAGCGAATGATCCAGACAACGAAAACGGACAAAGGATTCTGCAGGCTATTAAAAAGAACAGGCTGAATAATAAGCTTCTTGAATTTGCTAAAGTGGTTATGTCTGAGACAATGGCAGTATTTATATTTTCCGAAGTGGGGCCGGATAAAGATATTAAAGCCAGAATGTACAATTCCGACAACGGAAAATATACTCCTGAGTATGATGTTTACGGAGACTTAGTAGCTTTTTATTGGGAGTTTGTAATAGATGAGGTTAGTCACCTTTGGATATTCACAGATGAGTATATTCATAAGTACAGCGGACCGGGTTCTTCAGATTTAAAATATTTAGGTAGTGACACCCACGATTTTGGAGTTATCCCGGTTGTTTTTCACGAGCAGCCACAGCCAGAATGGTATGACACTAAAGAATTAATTGATCGCGTAGAAATGCTTATCAGCAAATTAGCCGGCTCAAACAACTACTTCGCCTTTCCTATTCTAAAACTCAAAGGCTCAACTATCAAAAATAAAGAAGGTAAAGACGAGGGGTTGATTGATATTTCAGACGATGGTAAATCTATACTTCTAGGAATAGCTGAGAAGAACGGGCAAATCGTTGAGGCAGAAGCAGAATTTTTACAGCGTGACACCGGTGTTGAATCAATCAAATTAGAAATGGACTATTTGAAAGAATTCATTTTCAATATTTCACAAACTCCTGATCTAAGTTTTGACAACGTAAAGGGAATCGGAACAATATCTGGCCGGGCTCTTGAATTAATGCTTCAGGATGCCATAAACAAAGCGAAGTCAAAACAAGGACAATACCGAACAGTTATAGAGAGAATTATCAGTGTTGTTAAAAACGGCTTAGATATAGATGAAGATAACTTAGAATTTGATATTGAATTCAACCTTTCAATCCCTAGAGATATAGCGGAAGAAATCAAAGCTTTAGTGGATGCTAGTGGAGGTTATCCAGTAAACAGCCAAGAGACTTTAATTTCAAGAAGTCCATATACCAAAGATGCAAAAACAGAAATTGAGCAGATCGAGAAAGAAACTGCACGAAGATCTTCACGCTCTTTAATCTTAGAAGATGAGTAAGCCAAACCCCTGTGACCGCAAGATATTCAATTTGATAAGTGCTCAAGAATGGCATTTAGACAGATTGTATGCAGAATACACCCGGGAGTTTGGTACAATATTTAGAAATTATAATGGCAGGATGACTGAAGCTAGGAAGAAAAGTTTTGATAATGCGTTAGGACGCTTCAACGATGACTTGGAGCGGCTTTTTAGAGAACAGATTGAAACTAGCTTTAGTCTTTCCAATGCCTGTACAGATGACTTCATAAAAAATTACATCAAAGATATGGGCGTGCCAAGTGAACAAGTTGAAACAATGCTTGCAAGCAATGCCGGGGCCGCTAAGTCATTCATCAAAAGAAAAGCTGGTGGTTCATTTCTGAGCGATCGAGTAGTTAGCGTCACCAAGGGAACGAGGGAAGCTGTTAACCTGTTGCTGGAAAGCGGAATAGTAAACGGTCGCAGCGCTGCAGATATGGCAACGGATTTAAAGAAATATCTAAAGGAGCCAGAGCGAAGATTCAGGAGGTTGAGAAATGAAGAAGGGAAACTGGTATTAAGTCAGCCGGCTAAAAACTATAACCCCGGGCAGGGCGTGTACCGGTCCAGTTATAAAAATGCATTGAGGATTAGCCGCAATGAAGTAAACATAGCGTATCGAACCAATGATTTTGAAAGACGTAAAACGATGCCGTTTGTAATGGGGCAAAGAATTCAATTGAGTGCGAGCCACGTGGTGAGGGATATTTGCGATTTTCTTGTAGGATCTTATTCAAAGGATTTCAAGTTTGTAGGCTGGCACCCAATGTGCAAATGTGTGTCAAACTCAATAGTGTTACCAAGAGAAAAATTTAAAAGCTATTTAGCCGGGGGCAATATAGATCAACGGCATTTAGTAAAGGGGATTCCATCTAAAGCTCAAAAGTATCTTGACAAGAACTCAAAGCAGATTAAAGGATGGTCCAATACCCCTTATTTCATAAGAGATAATTTCAAAGCTTCAAATAATGGTTTTGATTTAAACATTTAAGGAATGAAACAATTAACCCCAAGGCAAAAAAGATTTTGTGAAGAGTATATGGTTGATTTGAATGCTACTCAAGCAGCAATTAGGGCTAATTATGCGGAGTCCGGAGCGAGAACGCAGGCTGTCAGATTGCTAGCAAATGACAACATTCAAAATGAAATATCAAAACTCAAGAGTGAAGCTTCTGAAATACTGAATATCACAAAACAGGACACGCTAAGAAAATTAAACGATTGGGCTTCTTCTGATATTACAGTGGCTTTAGGGTTAAGCGTTGAAGAAATAAAAAATCTTCCTTTAGAAATAAGGCAGTTGATATCTGGCTTCAAGCACACCAGAAGAAGCTTCACGAGAAACGGAGAAACAATAACTGAAGATGTTGTTGATTTAAAATTCGTGAATAAAGAAACCGCTCAAGATATGATTAATCGGCACACCGGATTTTATGAGAAGGATAACGAGCAGAAAACAAATAACATAATCTTAGTAAAACTCCCAGACAATGGAAGAGGTTAAGATTATTGAAGCTCAACCCGGTTATCAGGGAATAGCGTTATCCTCTCCTGCAGATATTGTTATAGGAGGAGGCAGTGCTGGTTCAGGTAAGACAACTTGTTTGCTGCTTGACCCTTTGAGAGATGTTAATAACCCAGACTTTGGGGCCGTAATCTTCAGGAGACTAACAACCCAGATAAAAGCTCAAGGGGGGTTATGGGATGAAAGCCAAAAAATATACAGCTACTTAGGAGCGATCCCTAATAAAACAGATTTACAATGGAAGTTCCCGAGCGGTTCTAAGATCAAGTTCTCGCATTTAGAGCATGAGAAAAACGTAACGAGCTGGCAAGGTTCCCAGATTCCGTTCATAGGTTTTGATGAGTTAACCCACTTTTCAAAACAGACGTTCTTTTATTTATTATCGCGTAATAGATCAAGTTGTGGAGTTAAGCCATATATAAGGGCCACGTGTAACCCAGATCCTGACAGTTGGGTTTTTGATTTAATAAGTTGGTGGATTGGTGAAGATGGTTTTCCTATTCCTGAGAGACAAGGTGTAGTTAGGTATTTCGTAAAAGATGGTGAGACAATGATCTGGGGTGCTACGGTCGAAGAATGCTTGGAGAAAGCAGCTTATTTCGTTCAGCCATTGGTTGAAGCCTCGGGAGTGAATCCTGAAAACTTTGTAAAGTCGATCACTTTCATAGGCGGTTCTGTATATGAAAACAAAAAACTATTATCTGTAAACCCTGAGTATTTAGCAAACCTAGCCTCTCAAGATGAAGACACTAAAAGTCAATTATTAGATGGGAACTGGAAAGTGTCTATAAATCCAGCTGACATTTATCAGTACAGTTCCTTTAAAGATATTTTTACAAATAACTTCGTTTTAGCTGGTAAGAATTATATAACAGTAGACGTTGCCACTTCGGGAGAAGACAAACTTGTGATATGGTTTTGGGAAGGTTTCAGGATTCGAGATATAACTAAGATCGATAAATCTACAGGGAAAGATATCATTGATAAAATTCTATCTATGGCAAAGAAATGGGGAGTACCTAACCGGCACATTGCTTATGATGCAAATGGTGTGGGGGCTTTTATCGGAGGAGCTGATAATGCTTTTATTCCTAACTCTATAGCTTTTGACAGCAATAGTAGAGCGATAGAAACTAAGGACGGGCGAAAGTTTAAAAATCTCAAAGCTCAATGCTATACGTTAAGCGGTGAACGAGTTGATCGTAACGAAATATGGGTAATGCCTCATTTGCATAATATGATGTTTAATGAAAAGCAAACCATAAGGCAACGTATGATAGCTGAACGTAAGGCGATAAAGAAAAAAAAGAAGTTGGATGAAGAGCCAGAAGCTTTAATTCCAAAAGCAGAAATGAAACAAAAGTATCTAAATGGGGAGAGTACCGATTTACTAGACCCTTTTATGATGCGAGAAATATTTGAGTTAATAACACTTGGCTTCACAGTAAGCAAACCTAAGCCAGTTAAAGGGCTGAATTGGGGCGGTTGATGCTTCACCGTACAAATGCAGTACAAATAAAACCCTGTTGAATGTTATAATCTAATGTTTACGGGGTTTTTTCATTTTCAATACTAGCCCCTAACGGAGTAAAACCCTTTAAAAGTGTGGCATCTACGCACACCTAAGTCTAAAAATCGACTGCAACTATATATATCTATAGATATTTGATTATGATAAAAAATAAGTCATGAGCAAAGCAGTAAGAGAACCGGATTTGATAAGAGTAATTTTCAACGCGAAGCCTTCTTTTAAAAAGAAAATCAAGGTTGCTGCAGCGCGAAAAGGAATTACAATGACTGAGCTTATCACAAGTTCAATCGAAGAAAAATTAACTAAAAACAAATAAGCATAATGAGCACAACAAAAGTATTATCAGGAATGATGGATCTCATGAAAGGGATGCAGGAAAGAATGGAAACCCTTGAGAAGAAGTTTGATGAATCTTCAAAAAAGGAGGAAGATGAAAAGCCTAAAAACGAGCCTACGCCTGAGGAAATTAAGATTTACAAACAATCAATTCAATAACCTTAAATACCTAAAAAATGAACCAAGAAACTGGAGAAGCAATCCTTGAAGCAGTAAAAGGATTAAGCAAACGAATGGACTCAATCGATAAACGATTAGAGCAATCTGAGAAAAGCAAAGCCTCAGAGAAGGAAAAAAAAGAATTTGTTCAAGGAGTAATGAACGGAATGCAAAAATAATAGTCATGACAGCACAGGAAGAAATTAAACAAATAGCAAAAGACCTGGTCGCTTACCGAATCACTCAGATACAATTTAGACGTAATTCTGAGAAAATTGAGCGAAGAAAAGAGGAGTTTAAAAACTTAGTCAATAGTAGTGCATTTCAATCAGAAGATCAAGAGCTTAATAAGTTCTTAATGTTCGCGGCTAATATTGACGATTACACAGATGATGAGGTTCTTCAAATTGGAATCTCTTCTTTAAAATAGATTTTTGTTATGGCAGTACGAGGCAGTAATAGTTTGTTTTTCGCCAGTGGCATAAATAACGACGGGCTTAAGCAGGGAGCGAGAGAGGCTGAGGGTATTATAGGAGGTTTAGCGAGTAGCATAAGTCGAATTAATCCATTTGCAGGCTTGTTGCTTGGCGCAACCGCTGCCTTTACTGCCATAGCAAACGATTCATTTCAATTGGCAAAGGATTTTGAGAAGGCTATGAAAGAGGTTGAAACAATCTCAAAAGCGACTCAGGATAATTTTGACGATATCTCATCAAAGGTTTTTAATCTAAGTAAGATCAGCCCGGACGGACCCGTAAAATTAGCTAAAGCTTATTACCAAATAGTAAGTGCCGGTTATGATGGTGCAGAAGGTTTGAAGTTACTTGAAACAGCAGCAAAAGCCGCAACCGCAGGTGTAACAACTACCGAAACAGCAGCGGACGGTATAACAACTGTATTAAACGCATTTAAATTAGGTGCAGAAGATGCGGAGGAAGTTGCAGATGCTTTATTTCAAACTGTAAAATTAGGTAAAACCAACTTTGAACAACTATCTAGTTCATTATCTCAAGTTGCACCATTGGCGGCTGCTTCTGGTTTTGAGTTTAGAGAAGTTCTTGCGGCAGTGGCTTCACTTACGAAACAAGGCGTTCCGACTGCTCAGGCAATGACACAGATAAGAGCAGCTATTGAAGCTACTACTAAAGTACTGGGAGATGGGGCTGCTGAATCTTTATCACTGCAAAACGCTTTTCAAGCAGTATATAAAGAAGCGGGAGGAAGCCAGAATAAACTAAAAGAGCTTACAGGTAGTGTTGAAGCAATGGGCGCTATTCTGGCAACTACAGGAGAAAATGCAGAAGGTGCAGCGCAAGATTTAGAGGATTTAGGAAACTCAGCCGGAGCATCGCAAGAAGCGTTTGAAAGAAATATTTCCTCTAATGTGAATCAATTAGGGATTTTAGGGAATAGAATTAAAGCTATTACGCGGGGAATTGGTGAATCTGCTTTAGATGTGAGTAACGAACTAGCAAAGTTTCTTAATCGAGCAATTGCAGATACCGAGAATTACAATGATGCAATACGGAAACAGGCGAACGAATTCAATATTTTAAATTCGACCATACTCGACACAAATTCTTCATACGATGAACGTTTCGATGCAATTAAAAAGCTAAAGGATCAGTACCCGGAATACCTTCAAAGTATTGATTTGGATAAGATCAAAAACGATGACCTTGAAACTACTCTTGTAAAAGTTAAGCAGGCTCTTTCTGATATCAACGACGAACAAAACAGAAGATTAAAACTAAGCGGACTCAATCAAAAGGTTATAGATGCCCAAAATAATAAGGCAACTCAAAGAAACCTGTATGAAGAAAGCGTTTCTGATTTCTATAAATTAGTAGAAGAAATTCAAGATTACGCAGCTAAAGAAGATATCAAACTTAATTTTAGTTATAGCGATTCACCTACTGAAATACTAGGAAAGCTCAACAAGCAATTAGATACAAATCCATTTGGAAAGGGAGGGCGTCTTATTGCAGATTTGAACTTTGCTAACGATGCAATAAATCTTTACAGCCGAGGTCTTGGGGACGCTAATGATCAACTTGATAAAGAGGAGGAAAAGCTTCAGCGTATTAAACGTTTAACCTACGACAATGCAGCCGGAGCAAAACAAATCGTTAAGGAAATAGCTGCATTGGATTCCCTTGAAGGATTAAAGCAATTTGAAAACTACAAGTTTCCAGATATAAAGCAATTTGTAGATGCTAGAAAGGAAGTGTTTGAAACTTTCAAGTCTATTGACCTGGCAAAAGATATTCCTTCCCTAAAGCCTTTCTTAGATAGCGAAACTGAAGAAATCAGAAAGTATGCGGAGAAGCGCCAACGCCTTTTAAATACTTCATACACTCCAAAAGGTGGATCTGGTGGAGACTCTAAAAAAGATGCATTTACTGAAATGCTCAATAAAAACAAGGAAGAGTATGAAAAGTACGAGGCAGTAGTTAAGCAAATAGGAAAAGAGATTGCAGATGCTCAGTTTGAAACGCTTTTAAAACAAGGATCTGATTACGGTGAATACCTAAAGAATCAGTTAGATAAAACAAAGGTATTTGCTGAACAGCAAAAAATCGCTTTAGCAGCTGAGAAGGAAGGAATCAACCTAAATAGAGGCGTTGTGACCTCGCCAAATAGTTTACAGCCAATTACGGTACCGGTTGACTTTGAAATTGATACTACTTCTATAAATGCGATTGATCGACAATTAAGAACCCTTTACGAACAGTTCTACGCAGCTCAAACCAACGAAGAACGTAAAGCATTAGCGGAACGAATCAAGATTAGACGTTTAGAGTTAAAAGAAGCTGAAAAGTATCTTGATGATGCTGAAGGTTTGCACGCGGATTTTCTAGGTAGTCTATTGAATATGAATAACCGAGAGCTACAGGCTCATATTCAAAAGCTGAAAGGCAAATTGAAAGCTGAAGAACTCACAAAAGATCAAATACTCGCTATCAACGAGGAAATAAAAAGATCTCAGGATGAGGTTGGAAATAACATTCAACAAACCGCGAATGAGCTAGCAGGAATATTTAATCAGGTTTCTTCTTTATTCCAAAAATTTGGAGATGAGGACACCGCAAAATTACTGAATCAACTCGCAGGAGTCGCTGCAGGAGCTGGTCAGCTTGCTAAAGGCATAGCTACTGGTAATCCTGCTGATATTATTAGCGGAGGATTAGCCGTCTTAGATAGTGCTCTAACAGTTGAGGTTGTTTCTGATACTGCAAAGTTTGAAGAAGCCATTAAAAAGTTAAATAGTGCTATTGATGATTTGGACTATGCTATCTCTAAAAGTGTAGGACGTGACCAGATTACAAATAGACTTGACCAGTTGAAGAATCTCGAGCAGTTGCAAGAGGACATTAAAAGAGCTGAGCAAGCCGAAAAGGAGGCCGAGAAGCAAGTGAAGTTATTAGGGCTTACTATCGGGAAAAAAGGCAAGGGAAGCGGAACGGATGCCGCGAAACTTGAAGAGTTTGCAGAGCAGGCAAAGCAGTTGAAAAGAGAGGCTCAGGAACTGCAAGCAGAACTCAATGAAATTTATACAGGCACATCTTCTCAATCAATTACAGATAGTATAATTGAAGGATTCCGGAACGGTAAAAGAGCGGCCTCAGATTTTGCCGATGACTTTGGGGTAATGATGCAGGAAGCTTTATTGAATAATTTCAAAATAAACTTTCTAGCAAATCAGGTTGAGGACTTTTATAAAGAGTTTGCTGAGGCAGGAGCAGACGGGAGCTATAGTTCTGCAGATATTGAAAGGCTTAGAAACTTTTACAACACCCTAATTTCTGGTGCTCAGACTGACTTAGATGCGATTAACGATATTTTGGAAAATACCGGTATTGGATCCTTAGGTGCCGATACATCTAAACAAGGTTTAAGTGGAGCTATAGCTTCAGTAACCGAAGATACGGCAAATATTTTAGCCGGTACATTAAACGCAATGCGATTAGATGCCCGTAGAAACTTAGAAGTCAACACTGAAGCAGTCACTTATCTGGCTCAAATTGAGGTGAACACTAGGTACAACAGGTACTTAGAAAGTATAGATGGCCGTTTTGCTAGTATTGAAAGAGCAATTATAGAATTTCAAGCAAATTAAAGAATGAGGATTTTTAGATATATCGATGAGGTTAAAACTCAGATTAACAACATAGAAATTGACGGTCAAACGGAGTTGCTTCAAAAAATAGGAGGGGAGGACGTGGTGACTTCACGCTTTACAATTGAAGGCAGAAAGCTTGATTTACAGATAGGAGATTTTATTGAATTCAAGGATTCTGATTACACAATTCTGGACGAACCTCAGGTTAAGAAAGCACAGAATACATTCAGCTATAATCTACAGTTTAAATCAGATATGTATATCCTGAAGAACGTTCAGGTAATGCTTGACGATGAATCGGAGTTTTATTTGTTTGGAGATCCCATTGATGCGGTAAGCTTGATAATCTCAAACCTTAATCGTGTTTACGGTGCCGGTGTTTATTTTGCTGATTACGTAGAGCCCTTGGAAGGTAAGAACCTAAACTTCACAAATGAAAACTGTCTTGCTGCACTTCAAAAATTGGCGGCTGAATTTGAATGTGAATTCCAAGTCAAAGGAAAGCAAATCACATTCCGTAAAAATATAGGGTCAGAAACCAATATAAAATTTGAATATAAAAAAGGGCTTCGAGATATCGAGCGATTAACCCTGCAAAATGCTGAGTTGGTTACTGTTCTTTATCCAACCGGAAGCATCCGCAACATAACCAACGAATACGGCAGCAAACGCCTGAAAATACCTAAGCTTGAAAATAACGTCGATGTTTTCGGTACCATTGAACGGAGCGTGACGTTTGAAGATGTTTACCCGCGTCTTAAAGGTGTTGTTTCGAGTTCATCTAGTATTACAAAATTCCGTGACACAGCAATTGATTTCAATATAAACGAGCAGCTTATAGGTGGTGCCAAAGCAAAAGTTATTTTCAACACCGGAGATCTTGCCGGTCGTGAATTTGAGATAGCCAGTTACAACAACTCAAATAAGGAAATAGAGATTATTCCTTACACCGATGAAACCGACTATATCTCACCAAATGAAACCTTCAGACCTCGTTCCGGTGATAAGTATGTTCTTGTCAATATAAAAATGCCTCAGGCGTATATCGATAACGCAGAGGAAGAACTTTTAGAGCGCGCAACGGAGTATCTAGAGAAGTACAGCCAGCCTAATGTTATTTACAAGGTTAGTCCTCACTACCCTTATTTAAGACGTAATCAAACTGAATTAAATATAGGTGATATCATAACGATCACTGATGAAGACTTTGGTATTGATTTTCAGGTTCGAATTTTAAGCCTATCTCAGAAACTAAATAATCCTTACCAGTATTCCCTTGAGATTGGCAGTCAGGTAACGATTAGCTACATAACAAGTGTCTTGTTAGATCAGCGCAACATAAAAAATACCATTTACCAAAATGAAAAATATGTAAGTGAGCAGTTTAACCGGGTATTTAATAACATAGGGAATTTTAAAGCTCCTTTGTACGTCAATATGGGCGAGTTCGATCCTGAAACACTTTACCATAATTCACAGAATCGAGTTGACTACATTTTTAAGTTCAATAATGAAGGAGTTAAAGAATGGTTTACCTACATAGGAGAAGACAACCAAGCAGCCGAATTCATTTTAGCAAACTGGCAGTTTATAGATGATAATTTTGAGATAATTGCTACCAACACATTGCTGGCAGAAAACGCAAATATTGGTGACTGGTTAATTCAAAATGGGCAGATAGTATCTCAAGCTATCTATGAGAGTGAAGATCCTTTGCAAGTTGAGCCGCGAGTTATTCTTGACAGTATAAATGGAAATATTCGATTAAATACAAAATTAAATATTGAAGGATCTGCTGGCATTAGACCTTATAAGCAAAGAATATCCTTAAGCAGTACTGATGGATCAATCTTATGTATTAGAGAAGGTGATACTTTCCAGGAACAAGCTTCTGCCTCTATTAATAGCTATGGAGTTGTGGCAAATTTCCCTGGTATAGACATTTCACTTTTCACACAAAGCAACATCAAAGGCAAAACAGGTATGTTAGGAATAGGTTACTCTAATCTACCTAAGATAAACATAAGAAACATAGAGTTTATAGCTGGAGTTTTTGGTATTGCTAAAAACGAAAATATTGATCCGGTAGAAGCTTACGGAGGTTATTTTTTTGACCTGAAAACGCAAGGAAGATTCAAAGGCATTAAAAGGCTAGTTAATTCAGATGATTATACTATTTCTCAATATGATGAATACATCTCCTGTTACAACGATGCTGCAATTAATATATACCTGCCAGATCCTACAACACACCCAGAAGGGCGGGTAATTACAATTAAAAGAATGGATGGAGTTATAAATGTAACAGGTCAAATTTTCACAAATCAAAATGTAGCATCTATAGGGTTAAATATTGGCGAAAGATGGACATTTATTAATGACGGTGTTTACTGGCATGCAAACAAATCAATATTCTAATTTCAAGCAGGAGGTTAATTTTTCTTTAGTTGGTTTTGTTTTTTTTACTGACGGTATAAATGCCGTCAGTGTTTTTTTTGGAATCAACCAGCGCAAATTTGTGCCCGTTAGCTGAGGGAATAATTTCCCTGAGTGGTTTGATGAGATAAGGGAAAAATTTCCCTCGTTAAATTTAGATTGAGGACTAGGAAAAATTTCCTTATCCTATTTTAACTTTTCCGTCGATGAAGCTTTTTGAATTGCTCACCATAATAAGCGGCTCTACTTTGCTCATAGGTCATAGGCTCAATTGAGTTGCCTCTTTTTTCTTTTAAGAGCATTTCTAAATCCTCAATGCTGAGGTGTTCTCTTGCTATCTGGAGGTATGGGTTCATTTGTTTATTATTTAATTACCAGTTATCACTGGCGCTGTTAATAGCTTTAAATATTCCTGAGACTATCGCGTTGAAATGATTCTCTAAATCTTCTTTTGCTCTGTCAGATTTTAGTTTATCCTTCTTTCCGTAGATCCCCAAATCAGAACCATTAAAACTGAATTTAGTCCAGACTAAATGTAATACTTGCTTGTGATCTGTAAAGGTAGTCAACTCAAAAGTAGGGGCGTCAATCCTCAATTTTCCATCTTTGAACTTTAATATGTAATTGTAATCCATATCGAATACGTGCATGCCGTTTCGGTGAACGCTATTAGGCGCATACCCGTCCACTGTTATTTGTTCATTCTCAATTACGCTCAGTGCTTCATCTGGATTGCTATATAGCGTATGAAGATAGGTGAGAGCTTTTTTATAAACTTGAGCCTGATCTAGTTCCGGGGATTCAATTACTAAATAGTTTTGCTCTGGATCACTGGCACTTGTAAAACCTTGAGGGGTTAGTTCAAATTTGGGAGCCTGAGCTGAAACGCTCAGAGAAAATAAGATTGCTAAAATGTAAAGTGTTTTCATAATTGGTTTTTTGTTGTTGTGAAATGTAAACTATCTAATTGTAAAAGTTTTACGCTTATCTGTAATCAAAAGAACTTTGTCATTTCAATAGCTAAATCTTTATTGCTCTTTCCTATGTAGTTCAGGAACATTGCTTCTGTAGAATGTCCGGTTGCATAGATTAGATAGCTTGTAGGGATGGTTCCGTAAAAGTTTGTGGCAAAAGACCTCCGGCCTATGTGAGAACTAACGAGTTCCCACTTTTCATAAATACCGGTTTTCTTTCTGTATTTCTTACTACCTGGTTCAGTCTCTAGTTTTTTACTGCCTGTAACTTTCTGATTGATTTCAGCAATTTTGCAAACTTCTTTTACGTAGTCATTATATCTCTGATCTGATATGGCTTTGGGAAATTCCCCGTTTCTTTTCTCAAGTGTTTCTAGTACTTTAGGGTGTAGAGGAACGGTCATAACTTTTCCAGTTTTCTTTTGAGTGAATTCGATGTAGCTTTTACCGTTCTCAATTCTTATTTGCTCTTTATGGAATCTCATAAAGTCAGAAACTCGTTGACCTGTGTAGCAGCTAATAATTAACCAGTCTCTTACATTTTCATAGCTCTCTGTTAGTTTTTCAGGATCTATTTTTTCAAGCTTCTCCAACTCTTCAAAGTTCAAATAGATATTAGGCACTTTATGGTAGCTGCTCTTTATACTGTCTAATTGGTAACTGGTTTCTAAGCCGTGAAATTTAGCATGACGGCAGAGTGTTTTGATGGTCCGGAATGCTCTGGTAATTGTATTGGGAGCATAACCTTTATCTAAACAGTAGGCCTCAAACTTCTTTTTAAAAGAAAGGTTTACATTTTTGATTAGGACTTTTGAATTGATCTCTTTCTCATACCTGATCAGAAGATTTTTTGTAACTCGATATTTCCTTTTAGTTCCTTCAGTTAATTCACTTCCTTTCATATCAATAAAAGCCTCGTGGTAGTTCACTACATCTTTAGGAAGTGCCTGCTCCTCATCTTGAGGGCTGTAATAGTTTTTTATTACATTCTGCAGCCATTTTTTATCTAGTTCCTGTTCCGGCTCTTTATCAAATGCCTTTAGAATAAAATTTGAAAGTTCGTTTGTCTGGCTGTTTATTTCAGTCTGCTTGTTTTGGATTTCAATATCCTTTGATCTCTTATTATGAAGCTTCGACCAGTAATGTTTTGATACTTGAATATTTGTCTTACTACCTAGTACAAAGTCTTTATAACCTTCTGAGTATTCAGGACTGTTGAGTCTGTAAAGAAGCCGGACGTTTAATGTGGATTCGTCTTTTGTAGATCGGTATAGGAAATTTACAGTAGCCAT